CAGACATAGTAGATTATACAAAGGAAGTAGTTACTCCAGACCAGTTTTATGGTGTAGACAACTTGCAGGATGTACTAAACACACAATTACAGGTAATGAATTTAATATTCTCTAAACTAAAAAGAGGTAATCTAAGGGCTGATAAGTTGCAGGTAGATGACACAATGAGTTGTCAGCCATTTAAAGAGAGATTTGAGAATGAGTTAGCTGGTTGGGAAGCAGAAATAGACATTAAGATGATTAATGATATAAGTATCTGCTAATGAAGCGAGAGCAATTAATTAAGAAGGTGCTAGAGAGGCTGGGTTCTGAAGCTTTGCAAAGGCTTAGAGCTAATATAAACAAAGACGGAACAAGAGCTTCTGGTGCTTTACATGATGGGATGTATTATAAGATAGTGAAAACTAGAATTGATATATACATGGCTAAATACGCTAAAGCTATTGATGAAGGTTTAAAGCCAAGAGCAGGAAAGCCATCTTCTTATTTTGTAAGCAAGATAAAGAAGTGGATGCAGTCTAAGGGTCTTACAGGCAAGATAAGAAACAAGAGTGGCAAGGTAGACATAAACAAATCTGCTAGAGCAATAGCTGAATCTGTTTATAAAAAAGGAACTATAAAAAAGTTTGGATATAAAGGAAGTAATTTTTTAGATAGAGCAATAAACAACGTAATTAACGAATTTGATGATGACTTGTTAACAGCTTGGATGAGTGGATTAGAAGACGAATTAAATAAAATAGAAACAAATGGCTAAAATAAACGTAAGAAGCCCATACTTTGTAAATGTATTTCATGCAGACTTAGCATCTGCTAAATTAGATATAGAGATATATGCAGGAGTAGCACACTCTATGGGGCATACAATATCTCCTACATACACCTTAGTTTCAACTGCAGCAGGACAATTTGGGTCTTATGTAAACTTTGAGATAAGTAGCTTAATAAAAGATTATCTACCTACAGGTTTTGATGGCAACTACGCAGGAACACAAAGCATAGCAAATACAATAAATGTAGACTATCAAGTTACAAGAACATTAACAAACGGTAATAGCACACAGCTAACTGCTGTATTAGGAGTTAAGGCTTTTGATGGATATGGCTACTTTGAAGACGGTGCAAATCCAGAATTACTACAAGGATTACTTATAAGCAACAAAATCATAATTAAGTCAGATGACTCTCCTTTAAGAATACCTGTTGATGCAAACAATACAACATCTGTATCTTTCTTTTACAACAATCAAGAAATATACACACAAGCAGTTGCAAGTCAAACAAACTCTAAGGACTTTATACAATACATAAGCAACGAAACACAAGCAGGTGCAGATAGTTACGAAGATAGAGTATTACAAGACGGAGGTATATTTGAAAACAGTCAATGCCTAAACAACTTTTTAGCACAAAACGGAATCTATGGTGTAGATGAGGTGTATGTAGATGGAGTAGAAGGAATAACAAAGCTAGAAGTAAGAAATATAGAAGAATGTAAGCATACTCCTTACAAAATGGTCTTTGTGAACAAGTATGGTGCTTTACAAGACTTATGGATGTTCAAAAGAAGTGATTTGTCAATAAAGAAGGATGAAGAGAGCTTTAGAGCATCAATTCTGCAGGGACCTACAGGAATATACAACACATACGACCACCAGTACAAGACATTTAATGTTAATGCAAAAGAAATTTTAACACTAAATACAGGATTCTATCCTGAAGAATATAATGAAGTATTTAGACAGTTTACATTGAGTGAAAGAGTGTGGATAGAATATGACAACAAGACATTGCCTGTTACGGTCAAGTCTAGCGACTTATCATTCCAAACACAATTAAACGACAAGTTAATAAACTACACAATACAAGTAGAATTTGCTTTTGATAAAATAAACAATGTACGATAATGCGTAGAGAGGTAGAAGTGTATATTAATGCTAATGAGTATGGCAAAAACATAGCCTATCAAAGATTAGACCTTTTTGAAGAAGAGTCTATAAATGTTACTAACTCAATAAAAGACATTAGAGATATAGCAAAGGTGTTTACTGATTATTCACAACAGTTTAATGTTCCTGCAAGCACAACAAACAATAAGTTGTTTAAACACTACTATAATTTTGATGTATCGAATGGTTATGATGCCAGAGTAAAAAGAGAAGCATTAATTAAAATAAACGGAGAAGATTATAAATCTGGTTTTGTTACATTAAGTGATGTAAGCATGAAAAATCAGAATCCCTATTCATATAAAATAGTTTTTTATGGAAAAACAATAAACTTAAAAATACTTTTTGGGGAGAACAAGATAGACGAGTTAGCTAATTATGCAGATGCTTACTTAAGCAAGTTTAATCATATTTATACAGAGGATTACGCTAGAAACGGTCTTAAAAGTGGGTATAATTTGTCAGGAAGTAATTTAATTATAAACACAAGCAGCACAACAGCAGGAGATTTGTGCTACCCCTTTATTAGCGGTAAATCACATTATTATTGGGACACCAGCAATAACGCTCCTTCTTTGAATGAAGATGTTGTTTCAAGAAACATAGAGGCAAATGCTTCAGGTAACGACAGGGGTTTAAGATTAATAGACCTAAAACCAGCTATAAGAATGTATCATATTATTTTAGCAATAGAAGAAAAATATGGCATTCAGTTTACTAAAAATGGTTCAAATGACTTTTTCAGTCAATCTAACCTTCCTTTTTACGAATTGTATCTTTGGTTACATAGAGAGAAGGGTGATTTAAATGAGCAAATAGAAGAAGACGTACAAGAAATATATTTAAACGATTATACGTTTACAAACACATCTCCTACAGGAAATGACGACCCAAGAAGTAGCGCAAATAAAAACTTAGTTGCATCTGTTAATAATTTCTCACCAAGAATAAAAATAAAATACGAATATAAGGTTACGATTACTCCAGCAGTAGGAGGTCTTTATTCCTTAGAGATGTTAGATTCTTTTTCTGGCGAAATAATATCTCCTGTTACGAATGCGACAGATTTAACAGGTGATGGAAACCCAATAACTATAAAATTTATATTTGAAAGAAATGTTAATTTTATAGGAGAAACAACTTTTACTCCAGTACTAAAGGTAAAGACGAGAGGAGGTATAACTTCCTTTGTCTTAAGCGGATTGAGTATAACAAAAACCACACAAGAATACGAAAACATATCTTCATTTGGAGGGTTTAATTGGAGTTTACAAAGTCAATCAAGCTATGTGGCTAATTACACAATAACTAATCCTGCAACTTCAACAAGCACATTTAATATATCTGCAGGCTTTGAACTAGCATCTAATTTGCCAAACATGAAAGTTATAGATTTTTTAACATCTATATTCAAAATGTTTAATTTGGTAGCGTTTTATGATGATAGAAGAATACTTTCTAATGGTTCATCAAACCCAGACTTTGATAAGATTAAGGTGATGACCTTAGACAACTATTACTCTGAGGGGACATCTTATGATATAGGGCGCTATCTATACACAGACAAACATTCTGTTGGTAAAGCAAACATATTTTCTGAGATAAACTTCAAATATAGCAGTCCTAGTACGTTTGCAATAATAAACAACAACGAAATTGCAAATGATGAATTTGGTAATGAATCATTGAATAATACAAATACTCAGATAGAAAGCCCTTTGGCGTTTGATGGAGGCAAGTATGATGTTGAGTTGGGATTTGAACACATGGTTTTTGAAAGAATGAGAGACCAAAGCAATAGCACAACTTTAACAACAGTTCAATGGGGTTGGATGGTTAGTGATGATGAGTTTCCTGTTCTTGCAAAGCCTCTTGTTGTTTTTTGCAAGAAAGAATCAACCACAAGTTATCTTATAAACACACAAGACGGAAACAATTTTACTACTATAGACACATACATAAGACCCTCTAACACGCTAGGTGATGGATTGCAAACAATAAACTTTGGTAGTGAAAATGATGAGTTTTATTTAGGTAGAAATGATGTTAGTTTGTTTGAGACATACTATGATAACTACATAATTCCAATATATAACGAAAGGGCTAGGTTGTCTAAGTTTAAAGTTGTTTTACCAGCAAAACTTATAAATAAGTTAAGGCTTAATGATGAAATTGTTATATCAGGAAAACCATATAGGATAAATAAAATTAAAATAAACATTAATACAGGGAAAGCAGACCTAGAGTTAATGAATGAAGTATAATGATAAGAGATATAATAGATTTATTAGGAGCAGCAGATTGGCATATAGATGACGAGGACATAAAGATAGCCAAAGGTAAATATTTAGCTCCTACTAATTGGAAAGAATTTAAAAACGCAATAAAACGAAATAGATAATGGCAACTAATTCAGAAACTACTAAACTAATAAAGATTGTTGTAGAAGGAGGTAAAGCAACTGCTTCAATAGATGATGTAACAGTAAGCACAAAACGTCTAAATGAAGAGCTAGCAATGCTTTCTAAGGTTGGAGGTAAAAAACCAGCAGGAGGAGGCACTTCAGGAGCAACTGGTGGGGCTACTGCAACTGTGATGGAGCTTGGTAGAACTATATCTGACTCGAACTACGGTATTAGAGGTATGGCAAACAACGTATCTCAATTAGCATCTAACTTCTTGTTTATGACGCAAAAAGTTGATGAAACAACTAAAAAAGCTGCTGGTTTTGGTGGAGCTTTAAAGTCTGTAGGTTCGGCTTTAATGGGGCCTCTAGGTATACTATTAGCTATTCAGACAGCTATTGCTCTATTGGAAGCGTGGTCTATGAAGGCAAAAGAAGCTGAGGTAAGCACCGATATTTTTAAAAACACTGTAAGTGAATCTGCTGCTAAAATGATTTTGCTTGATAAAATCCTGTCTGATACAACCATTACATTAGAAGAAAAGTCTGGTGCTTTAGATACAGCTAAAGATGATATGTCAGAATTTGGATTAAATACTGATGATGCCAAAACTAGTTTAGAGGGCTTTCAAGAACAATTAAAAAACAGTATAGATAGGTTAATTGATGTAGCTATTGCTCAAAATATATTAGCAGAGTTTCAAGATACTCTTAATAAGGTTGGTGAAACAACTAGAAACAATGCTGAAGACAACTTAAAATGGTATGAAAAAGCTTGGGCTATGTATACCAATATGGCTGTTACTCAAGCATCATTAGAAGCTCAACAAATTGAATTACAAGAAAGAGGAGAAGCTAATAGAGCAGAAGTGCTTGAAGGCTTTAATAAGACCCTAGAAGAACTCATGAATGAGTTTAAGAAAAGAGGTGAGTCTGGAGAAACATTTTATAGCTTAGTTTTTGGCAATGAAGATGATGCTAACAACTCTAACAAAATATTTAAACAAAAGATGTTAGACCTCTCTAAACAGATATTAGGTTTTCAAAAGGCTGAAGAAATTGCGACTGAAAAAAATGAAGAAATGAAGCTTTTGATAAAGCAAAAGTATGAGAGGGCAGAACTAAAGTTAAAGCTAACAAACTTCAAGGAAAAGGAAAAAATGAGGTTAGACGATTTTCTAGCTTCTAATGCCTCAGATGAGCAGAAACGATTAGCCAACGAAAGATTTAACAATTCAATGTTTGAAGCAGATAAAGAATATGAGGAAGCTTTAACAGAACTTGCAAAAAAACAACAAACTATAAGAGATGAATTTAGGTTTAATCAACTCAAAGAATATACTGATAAATTAGAGAAAGCTGTTCTTGATGGAGAAATACAAGATTTAGCTATTTCTGCAGCAATGGATTCAGGAGTGGATGCCTTGAACAGGCAACAGGATTTATTGAAAGCTGAATTTAACAACAAAGTTTATTGGTTAAATCAAGAGATAGAAGAGAGAAAAAGGACAGGAGAGGCTTATGCAGATATAGAAGAGCAGAAGAAAAATGTAACTAACAAGTATGAGAACGAAAAACTTGTGTTAGTTAAAAAAACAGAACAAGCTAAAAGGAGTATTGTTGCTCTAGGTTTTCAAGCCATCTCTAAAATAGCTGAAGACGGAAGTTCTGTTAACAAAGCTGCTAGTGCGGCTGCTGCGTTAATGAGTACTTATGAGGCTGCGAATGCTGCTTTAGGAGCAAAACCTTATGGACCATGGAATATAGCCGAAGCAGCTATTGTTACCGCAATGGGTCTTGCAAATGTGCAGAAAATATTTGACACACCTACGCCTGGTGGTAGAGGAGGAAGAGGAGGTCAAGGAGGAGCAGGCAGAACATTTGACTTTAATTTAGTAGGTAGTACTGGAGCAAACCAATTAGCTGAAGCAGTAGGAGGTCAGTTCCAAGAACCAATACAAGCTTATGTAGTAAGTAATGAGATGACATCACAACAAGAACTAGATTTACAAATACAAACAGGAGCATCACTTGGTGATTAATATAAAACAAATAATATAAAAATCGTTATCAAAGTATGGAACAAGATATTATAGAACTATTTATAGACGAAGAAAATGATTTTTCTG